GTGCTTTTGAAACTTTTTTCGCGTCCACCAAATTTTGCTCAGCTTTCATGGACGCGATAATATCGCGTAATGTTAATAGTATACAATACCATTATGCCGTTAATTTAACGTACTGTTTGCATATTGCCATTATGTGTGATAAGCATTAGCCGCATGAAAGAGTTCGAAAGCAATCAAGAGCTGTTAGAGTTTGCGGTTAATTTTGCGCAGACAGACATTTCCGCTCTACGGGAGGGGGACTGGCTGAATCTTAAAGAAGATATTTGGTCCTTCCTCCGTGGCCCTATTTCGGGAAATGAGGCCGTTGTTCTCCCCGGCTCGTCCGGAATTTTAGAATCGAGAAGCGAGGCCGAAACTCTGCAAAAAGAAATGTATTCGCTGTTAAGCGAGGTCGTTGATACGCCAGAACGAAATTTGGAACCGCAGCGTCATCAAATCTCCTTCGATCTAGAAGTGGGTTTTAGCCGCGAGGTAGCGGCTAAACTCTCCGCGGGCGATGCGCCGTGGTTTTTTGTCCATGGTGCGCAGCGCGACAGGATGCTCTTGAATCTGTTCTTTTTGTTGATGAAAGAATCGACGGAAAAAATCCGTCGCTGTGATGCATCAGATTGTAAACGAATTTTTTATCGCGTGAGAAAGCAGAAGTTTTGCTCCGTTCGCTGTCAGTCGCGGGAATCCGCGCGCCGGTTCCGCCTAAAATGGGGAGCCGATAAGCAATCCGAGTCTAATCATAAAAACTACAAAAACCGCGTGGAGAAATCTCGCGGACGGCCGACCAGAGTCGCGCGACGAACAAGGCGGGGGAAGTAAGGCGGCAGAGCAGGAGGAAACAAAAGCGTGCGCAAAACAATCAGGAGGATTTGTGGTGGATATTGAATGGAGTCCCGAACAAATAGCCCAGGCCATTCAGGACGATATTGACGGGTATGAAAACTTGAAAGAGAAGCTGAAATCTGCGTCCGGCGACGAGGCTAAACGCATTGAGCTTCAAAAGTTCGATAGGTGGACACAAATTAAAGAACTGAAAAGAGAGCTTATCGAAAAGGGTAGAGACGATCTTTGGGAGCAGTTCATTGATTGGGAAAAAAAATTGTCCTAAAACCGGGAGGCGCTCATGCAGGAAACATTCGAGCGAATAGAAAAACATCTTTACAAGCGCCAATACCAAACAGCCGCGGGTGACTGGCGCACCGCGTATTTTGTAATGTTTACCGATTGGAAGGGTATACGCAGAAAATTTCCAGCCGGTGACAACCTCGATGATGCTCGCGACAAACTCGGCGAGCTTCGTAATCAAAACAAGGGTCGCTACGATTGGGACAAGGAAAAAGAGGAACGGGAAAAGGCGAAAAAGCTACAAACGCAACCCGAACGGCTAACGATCGCGAGATACATTCCCGAGTTTCTGAAGAGCAAGCAGGGGATGGCTTCGGCGGGGTTTTGGAAAGTCTGTTGCGGGCATCTCGAAAGACTAATGGGATCTCTGCCTCTGGACGAAGTGACACGCAGCAAAATCGCGGAGTACAAGCAAATCCGGAAAACCGAGCCGATCATCAGGCACAAAAAGCCGGTCAAAGGATCGATCGTGAGCAGCTCGACCGTCAATCGGGAAATCACCGCGCTGCTCGGTCTGTTGAGCCACGCCGCGGAAAACGGACTACTTGAAAAACTCCCGGCGACCAAGCGACTCAAGGACGCCGAAGGTCACTTTGCGCGTGAGCGCGTGCTCGACGCCGACGAATTCAAAGCGCTACTCGATGCCTCGCCGCGATGGCTTCAGCGAATCATCATAGGTGCGAATGAAGCATGTTTAAGCCGGTCAGATTTGCTTAATTTGACCGTCAAAGATGTTCACCACAAAACGGGGATAATAAAGCTGGCTGGGGGACGCATCAAAACAAAAGTGAAGCAGAAGATTCCCATCAGTCCGGCGCTTGCCGAAGTCTTAGACGAGCTGGAAAGGGAGCGAAGGAGGCTCACCAGTTTGCACGCAGCGGACATTGCGTTCACCCGCGACGGAAAACCAGTTAACAAGAACGCTCTCCGCAAAGCCTTCGACGCTGCTCTGAAGCAATCGAAGCTCGAAGACTTTCACTTCCACGATTTAAGGCACAACGCCGTTACCCGTTGGGCGCTCGCCGGAATTCCCGAAGAGTTGCGCAAGATCGCAGCAGGGCACAGCCGGGGGAGCGTGCATCAGCGTTATATCAACCCACCAGACGCCGAAATAGTCAGGGTTTTTACGGAGCGATTGGGCTGGAAAAATGTTCCCGACGTGTTCCCACAGCGATTGAGAACCGCCGAACAATCTGCTAACTAATTGACTCTCAACGGAGAGGTGGCCGAGCCCGGTTGAAGGCGCTTGACTCGAAATCAAGTCTAGGCTTAACGTCTAGCGGGGGTTCGAATCCCCCCCTCTCCGCCATAACTTCTTGTCCATTCTGGGAATTTCCGTTGACACCGTTCACTTGTTTTTCTATCGAGGACTTTTCTAGGTAATCTTCCACACTTTTGATCGCTGACCTTAGGTTGTCTACGGTGTGCTGGTTATAGTTGTGATACACCCGGTCTGTCAAATGCCCCGTAATCTTCTTGCCTGTCTCCTTATCCACGCCCGCACGATTAAGATTAGTCGTGCATGAGCGCCGCAGATTATGAAAGAAGTGTTCGCTATTGATTTTAGGCTCGCACAAATCGCACACGGTTGCACATATTCGCCGGATGCTCTTTACTGGTTTTCCGCTCCTGTGAAAGAGCAACCCCTGCGGGCTTACATTAGCAAGCCTGCGCTCTACCATCTGCCAAACCTTACCCTCTAGCGGATAAATCTTAGGGCGCTTGTTCTTGTGCTTGGCAGCGGGTAAGACTGCTAATTTCTCGGCAGGCTTAATCCAGTCCTTATGCAAGCCTAAGCATTCGCGCAGACGCCAGCCAGAGAAGTAACCGAAGAGCACAATGTCCGCGACCACCTCACCATCGTAGTTTTTATGCGCGCCCATCTGCCGGCAAGCATCCTGCCAGCGCAGAAATTCGTCATGCTCGTAATGCCCCTCTCGCGGCTCTGGCTCTGGATAGAGCTTGATGAAAGGCCGGCGCTCGATTAGCTCATCTTCTATGCCTAGCGAATAGCCTCGCTTGAGAATAGCCAGCTCGCGGTTGATTGTGACTTCGCTCGCGCCCTCATGCTTGCGGCTGTCTTTGTAGTCCTCAACGTGCGACTTCTTCACGAAGTTAGCAACGCGCTCGCCCATCTTCGGAAGCAGTTGGTTATTGATGTAGAGATCCACGTTGTACTTGCTTCGCTTGTCCGCGTAATCCCGCTGCACTAGTCTAAGCAAATCTGCAACCGTTGCGCCCTTCGCCTTCATCTTTGCTCCACAATGTTCACAACGATGCACACATTTGCGCTAGAGCAACCAGCGTGCCGTTTTATGTAAAGTGTAAGCGTGCCCGTTTTTGGTAGCGCGCCTGTCATTTTCTCACTGTTGTCTTTTGCCATATCTGTCGCAATGTCAAGCTTGCGCCACAAGCTCGCTATCTTTTTTGTCACTGTCACGTTTTTTGTAAAAGCCCACACCTTTTTCGTAAGACAGTTCGTTTTTGTCCCTCTTCTTTTTCAGGAGCGAATGCAGGTAAGAGTAGAGAGATTCGTCCTTACCGACCACGCCGTAGTCAGACTTGAGCGCTCTTATCATCTCTTTCAGGTTCACGCCTTGGTCGTAGGGAAAGCTGGCGAGATAGTCGTCAACATGCTTTGACAGGTTTAGATTGATCGGCTTACCGATTTTGCCAGAAGGTTGCTCCTGGCGATTTTCACCCGCGCTTGCTTTCCCTGAAAGGATCTTAGGAGCTTCGCCTAGCACCCTCACCATTTCTTTAATCTCGCTTAGCTCATTTTCTTTCTCGCGCTGGCGCTCAAGCAAACGTCGGCGTAAGGCTTCAATGTGCTCGCTATCCGTCACCATATTAAGATCCTCCTTCTTTGATTTCTTCGATAACATAGCCCTGGCGCTTTATGGCTTCCTCAAAAGAAAATGGAGTGTTGTTATGCACCCACTTGAAACACTCATTATGGCCTTCCGTGTCCTCTTTAGTGGATTCAAAAACCACTTCGCGCCCGCCTTTGCCACCATTCCATGTGTTTACGATTCTATATCTCATAACACCCCCAATATAAGCCAGCTTAACTTAGTCGGGCGTTGTGAGCGCAACAACGTCGTTAGTAATCCAGGCTAGAGCTTGTCTGTAGCTGACTTCGCGTCGTATAACGGCCTCCATATCTCCAATGATTGCGCGGTCGTTCCCAAGTCTAACGTATCCATTCACGAGCACATAATCGCCCTCTTCGTCTAGCGTCCAGCCGTTTTTTACTAATGCGTCAATCAATTCTTGCCGTGTTATATGTGCCATTTCTCTTTCTCCCCTGGCGTTTGGTCGCCACCCTGTTTAAGTCAATATAAGCCAGCCTATAAGCCAAGTCAAGCCATGCTAAACCCTATAATCCTCGCGTTCTGGCACAGCAGACCGGATAGCCTTACATTGAGCAGCTTCTTGCTTTTTACTTGCCTTGTAAAGCTGCCAAGCTTCATCAGAGTTACCTGTATATTTGTCCTTCTCAAAGTCATGCTTGCCTAGATACCAAGCCGCAATGTAGACTTTATCGAAATGGTTGGGCTTGGGCGCGAAAGTTTGTATTTTAGGGTTTGCGCCATTATGATACCCCCAGTTGAACCGAATACGATCAGGATATTGGCTCATAAAACCCCCCATGCAATAAGCCCCCATAGCAAGCCATCAATAAGCAAGCCGGCTAAGCCAGCGAGCACAAGGACGGAGGCAATCGCGCTGCTTATAGGGCGTTGCAAGCTATAGCTCTCATGCAATAGCGCGTAGTCATAGCGGAGCGGTGTAAGGTGTGGCGTGTCTAAGCGCGCTTTCATGGCTATTTCTCCTCCGCTTTGGCTATGGCTGCGCGAGCGATCTGACATTTGGCAATTGAAGGTGTGCGAATATCGGCATCGTCGAACGGCTCACAGTCTTTCAATAATGCTCGCAACGCCTCCAGCATCTCCGGTGCGGCGGCTATGAGGCGTGCTGCATCTAATCCGCCTAGCACGTGCGCAACGGCATTACCCCTGCTATCGTAGACAATTGGGATAGTCGCGAGTACCTTTCCCATTCCCGGCTTATTCATTGTCCACGGTCCTTCTGTATGCTTTGCCATGTTATTCTCCCTCCTCGTCGGCTTTGCGCTCAAGATAGCTCCGCACGATGCTTAATACTTCTTCTTTCTCGCGGAGCTGCCCGAGCCCGATGCAGCTCATCAGGTCAAAGTCTTTTGTGCCTATTCCATATTCCTGCACAGCTTCATCAACGTAGCCTGCTCGCTCAAGGTGCGAAGCAAGCCATTGGAGCAATTCAGAGTTATACACATCCGCTTCGAGCTGTATGTCGTCGGGGTCATCGGCTTCACTGAGAGCCACGACCGCTTCAAGGACGAATTGGTATTTCCAATCATCCGGCGCCATGTCGCCATGCGCTTCGTGACACAGCTCGCCCGTTGTCGCGGGTGCGCTTCTCGAATTGTGCATACATCTGATCGGCTAGTTCTTTGATTGTCGCCATTGTCATGTCCTCCTGGGTTTAGGGGTTGATAATGCTTTCTACTACTTCTCGTCCAGCTTGGCGAGTAGGGCGCGTATAGTTGCAAAATCACCACCCGTTAGCTTGCCATCGTGGTCAATGATCGTTTGCAGCACCTCGCACGCTTCCACAATGTAACCGCAGGCGGCTAAACGCGCCCTCCTGATCTCTGCTTCTGTTTTTCCATATGGGTTTCTTAAAATATGCAATATTTGATGAATGGTCATAGAATTAAATCCTGTAAGGTTTGCCATCTTCCCAATATGGCTCAACTTGTATACTCCAGCCCTTTGGGCATTTATCTTTGACTAGCGGCGTACTGGTCATACGTGCAGCAGCTTCGAGCGTCAGATAAGGTCCGGCTAGCTTACGAGTTTGCTTGCCGTATGGTTTGCTAGCTGTTATCCAATATTCCATTGGGGTCTCCTTATCGGTTGAGAATGTTTAGTTTGTAACCAATGCTGCGCAGCTCTTGAGCCAGTGCCCTATATTGCTCCTTAGTGGCGCGTGCTCGCTTCAAGAAAGATCGGCGCGCGCTACCATGTTGGCCGACGTGCATGTAGCAAACTATCTGTTCTTTACCGTATAGTGCCTCGTCGTATAGCTCCTTAGGAAACAGAGCTAACACTTCACGCTGACCATCGGGATATTTCGGGTAGACAAACAATACATTAGTTTTTCTGTTCATAATCCCTGCCTCCTTAGCTCATTAGTTAATAACCAAGCCAGTCAAGAACGTCCTGCCCCTTATAGCTAGGCTTATCGCCGTATTCAGCTATAAAGTCAGCGAAATCGGCGCTATGCTTCTCAATCTCGCGTTGCGCCATCTTTCGGCTTACTATTGCTTCGCATGCTTCTTCGTAGTCCATAATCCCTGACCTCCGTTAGCTAGTCTGCTTATTTTTGTGGTATCTGTAGAAATAACCTAGGTCCGCCAAGCGGCGGCTGATAACCAACTTTGCCAGCTTGCTTAATAAGCTTAAAGCATTCAGAGCCAACATATTGAATCTGGCAATCTGACGTATAGACTGGTCGTAGTATGCTAGTAAAACGCGGGCGGCCACAAGCATAGCAAGTTTCTTTAACCATGCCCTCTAAGCTAGCAATCTATAAGCCAAGAGCTTATATGAGCAAATACGCGAGCTTATAAAAAAGTGTATTTCCATAAAGTGTAAAGCTGGCATACACTTTTGTCAAGCTTGCCATATTATGTAACAAAATCAGCTATACAAAACTGTAAAGCTAGCTTACACAAATGGGCTATTTCAGCAGGTTTACACTTTGTATGAGGTTTGTAGGGGGAAATCCTACATTGCAGTAATCATTGGGGAATTAGTTCAGTGGGTTTATACCTTATAGGAAGAGATGAAAGTCTCTAACTAACGGCCTTGGATGTTTAGCCCGCCTTAGAGCGGGGGTTTGGTCCTCGGTTGCTTTCTAACCTCATACGCATACGGCCACCCCAAAGCAATAAACAAATAGCCGTCTATAGTAAGTAGATAGCTATTGCTTGGGTCTGGAGCGGCGAGGGGCTAAGATGGGCGCTAAACCCTACGTGTATCTAAAGAATGCTAAAGAAAGCAAGCAAGCTAGAGCAATGGGAAATTGAGCTGATAGAGCGTAGGCGCGCTCGATTGAAGGAGCTTGCTTGCTTGGACCAGCTTGCGGCTAAGCCTTTTAAACCTAAAGTCATTAGACGGCATGCTAATAGTGGTAAACAAGGCTAGCTTGCTCTAGTAATAGTGGTTTAGCTGGCTTGCTTTGCTTGTTTGATTCTTACGCGAGCGCGCAAGCAATCTTAAAACAAGCTAGTTCGCTCTTGATATGTCATCAAGCGAGCATACGTAGCTAACTATCGAATAACACGCATGATTATGATCTCAAGCAAGCCGGCATTGGACCCTAAACCGGCAGTAATGGGCATCGAAACTAGAGGGGGCGTTGGCGCAAACATTGAGCAAGCTTGTAAGTGTGCGACAACACTAGAGATTTTTTATAGGAAGCGAGCGAGCTTGTGCCCCGACCCGACCCCCACCCCCCGCTATGCCCCGCATACGGTAGGCACGGTCGCAGGTGATTTTTGAACAAGCCAGCAAAAGCAAGCTAATTCAAGGAGTTACGCCAATGCACACACAAGAGTACATACAAGGTGCCTACCTTACGAAAGAGCTTACTGGGTTGGTTACGTTTAAAGACTTCCAGAAGCTTATGAAAAAGCGCAAGCGTTCTGTAGATGACCTTGTAGATTTGTTCCACGGCAAGCTTGAAGAGAATCGAGACTTCTTTGAGCGGGCTATGTCATGCCAGCGCCGTAACTCTGAAACACGCCGGTTTGAGGATCTTAGTGGGGTAGTAATACCATATAAAAGCGTTTGCCAGTTCTATTACAAAGAGAAACACTACCAGGAAGACCTGGATGGTGAAAAAACGGCATAGTGGGTGCTTGATTTTATTGAGGATTTTTGGGGTATTTTTGCTAGATGGCTATAAACCCCTTAACCGCCCAAAATGTCCACGAAATAGCCTGCCCCCATTGCGAGCAAGCTAGCGACAAGAAAGCATGGCCCTTCTGCTCCAGTTGTGGGCTATTCGTAATCGACATAGAGCAACTGGACTTAAGCCCGCAGGCTGTCATTAGCGTTTGGCGTAAGGAAGTCATCATTGGGTATTTATCTTGAAATCCTGCCTAGCTTCGGGCTGGGCTTTGCTGTCCACTTCGAATACGCCATATTTGAGCTTATTCTTGGCCCGTTTCTCGTACTGATCGGGGATGTTGAGAGCTACCAGAGTGACGACGACTGACGCGGACATACTAGCCCCCGATGGCTCCATTGAAGCCCGTATTTGCTCTGACTGCCAAGTTGCCCAGCCTATAGACAATTTTCAGCGCCGGCCTAAGTCGGACGAGCGGGTGTTTGATTGCAAGAACTGCCGGCGTGCGAAATACGAGAAGGGGCGCGACCGCAATACCGGGGCCGACATAGTTGTCACGAAAGCCTGGATTATCGAGGAAGCCAAGAAGCTTTATCACCGGGCAGAGCGCGATAGCGATAAGGCGAAGTATCTGGAGCTAATCTCGCGCAATGTGAATGACGACGGCAAGAAGCTCACGGATGACGCTAAGGTGGTCAAAGACTTGATCGCGTCCAAGAAGAAGATGCAGGAGATGGGCAAATAGAGCTTCTAATAGGCGCGGGCCATAGCCGAGATCGCCGTATCAGTATCGAGGGCCGCCAAGGGTGGAGCAAGCTTGTCACGCTAGATGCAAACCCCGCTTGCAAGCCCGACATACTGCACGACCTTGAGAATCTGCCCTATCCGCTAGAAGACAGCGCGTTTGACGAGATCCACGCCTACGAGGTGCTAGAGCATGTAGGCCGGCAAGGAGACTGGCGCTTCTTCTTTGCACAGTTCGATGAGTTTGCGCGCATACTTAAGCCGGGAGGCCTTATGGCCATTACTTCCCCGGCTGCGCCTGACCCATGGGTGTGGGGAGATCCGGGGCATACACGCTACATGGGGCCGCAGGTTTACACGTTTCTTTCGCGGGCGGAGTATGACCGGCAGTTAGGAGTCACTTCGATGACTGACTATCGTGACTACTTCAAGAGCGACTGGCAGCGTTTGCATGTGACGGCGGCGGATAAGTATTACGTGCTTCGGAATGTTAAATAACAAAGGTGTTGGGAGATGCCGCGCATAAGTCGGCTTGCTACCGCAGCGTGCCAGACGCGACTTCTGGGAAACACCTACTTTTATGATCTTCGGGCCTGATTATACAGCTATTGTTTTCGCAATCTGGCTAGCTTGTGTAGGAGCAGCTAGCTTACTGACGGGGAGCCTGTGCTTGTTAAGCTGCTTGAAACAGATGAAGAGCGAGAAGACGTTTACAAGCTAGTCTACAAAGAATATCTCAAGGCAGGCTACATCACGCCACGAGAAGACGAACGCTTTGTTCATTACGCTGGCTTGTTAGATAAGATCCCTCAAACTGACGTGTTTGTTGTTTACGATAGCGACAAGCTCGTAGGCACAAACTCGCTCACCCGCGATAGCGAGAACGGGATGCACGTTTGCGCCGACTTTCCTTTGCAGGTTATGCGCGAGCGCAATACAGGCAAGAGCTTGGTTGCTAGCTGGCGGATTGTGGTCGATAGCTCACACAGAGACAAAGATACCGTTCGCCAACTTATACGAGCTTGCTTATATCGTGGGGTAGCTTTGGGGGTTGAGACTTGGCTTTACTCGTTTCACCCCAAACACGCGCTAGCTTACATGCGCTTTCTCAATGCGGAGGTTATCGGGTTTAGCGAGAGCACGGACGGCTTACATAACGCGCCCGCGCTTCTCTTGAGGGGTTACACAAAGGATATTCCGAAGTGGTGGTTTTTTGAGCACTAAAGCACAGCACGACGAAGAACTAGGAGAAGGCTTCCAAGTTATACGGCTGCATTATTCCGCCGATCCTGAGAAAGATGAGAAGTGGGCGAACAAGGTTAAGACTGAGTATCCCACTGAAGACTTTGACCGCGAGTTTGAGCTAAAGCCGGTCGGCTTAAAAGACGTGCGCCCTGTCTTCGGGGATTACAAGAAAGCCCTGCACGAAGACGAAAACTTGCTTTGGCGTCCTAGCGCTGGCCGGCTCATCTATCGTGGATGGGACTTTGGCAAGATTCACCCCGCCTGCGAGTTCATGCAGGTTATCGACTTGCAGCGTAACTTCATCGGCGAAGTCGCGCCCGATAATATCATGGAAGAGCAATTTGTGCAGCTTGTGTTGTCGTACTCGGCAACCAACTTCCCCAACTGCACGTTTATAGATTGGGTGGACGTAAGCGGGCGTAATGAAGATCGCTGGGGCAACAGCTCCATGAAGACCTTACGCGCTTACGGTATTCATCCACGTGGCAAAGATCAGCACATAGAGAACGGCATTCTCGAAATGTGTAAGGGCATGGTGATGATGACGGGCGGGCGTCCATACATCGTGGTTAATCCCAAGAAGTGCACGCGCCTGATTGCAGCCTTTCGCGGCGGCTACAAGCGCAATAAGAACGGCGAGATTATGAAAGACGGCATCCACGATCATTACGTAGACGCAGCTCGCTATGTGTACATGGGCGCTACAGCAGACACAAGCAAGAATTGGAACAGCATTAGAGACAAGATGAAACAACAATATGGCAAGTATCCTAAGCAGGGCAGGGAGCTTAGACGATGATCTCTAAAGCTTACGGAAACTATATTGAATACTATAGGCATGTAAGAACTTTAAGGTTTTATCATATTTGGTGGAACAAGACTAATGGCTGGGTATCTTGGCGTACAAGTAACTATGTAAGGCCAGTTTTCTTTGTCTGCGATTACTTGCATGGGGTTATTACTTGTACTGCACAGCCTGCTTGTGTGAAATCACAGAGCTAGAGACTTGCGCCGTGTGTAATGAGCCCGAAAACCTCACAAGCGGAGACTATCGACCACGACGAAGCTCTAGGTCTGATAGCAGATCAGCTTTATCACGCAAGCGAAGACATACAGTTTTTTGCGAGCTTCGTAAAAACCCACGACAGCCACGCTAAAGGCGAGCGGATACAGCCTTTCCCCGTAGAGAAGAAGTACATAAGCAAGCTTCTCAAGCTCGGTGCTAAGCTTCCTCGGTTAGCTGTCTATAAGTCACGGCAGATGCTTGTGACTTGGATCATGTGCATTGTTTGTCTATGGGAAGCTTTATTCAAAGCCGGCAGCGTCATCGCGCTTATCTCGCTCAAAGAAGAAGACGCCGGCAAGCTTATAGGCCGCATAAAAGTCATCTACGATCATCTGCCGGAACATTGGAAGCCATTTCTTCCTCCGGTGAAGTTCTACAGGGGCAAGAAGGGCATCATCCTGCGAATGATCGTTGAGCATTCTGTAAACGGAGAGCCGGATAGCACGATTGAGGCTTTCCCGCAGAATGGCAATCCGGGCCGAGGTGAAACTCTCTCGCTGGTTTACTGGGATGAGTGCGGCGAGTGTGACGATGTTGAGTGCAGGAATATGTACGCTTCCCTGCGGCCTACGTTGGAAAATGGCGGGCGTTTGATTTTCTCGTCAACGCCTCCGCGAGATCCAGAGCATTTCTACGAGCAGCTTTGTACAGGCCAGTATTTCGGAGACTAACCATGAAGCACGATTGCTCAGGTGAGTTTTATCTTTGGAACGATAACGGTGTGTGGCGGTTTGATACTGACGACGGTCTAACTGGGCCGAGAATATATTTTTGTCCGTTTTGCGGAGAGAAGTTAGAAGATGAAAAAGCATCCGGGCTTTAAAGCCGTGCAAAAACAAATCGAGGGCGAAGGTTATTCGCCCGAAGCAGCGGGAGCAATCCTAGCCAGCAAAACTAGAAACGCTAGTCCTGCGGCTAAGAAGAAAAATCCGAGGCTTAAAAAAGTTAAAGGGTTTAACCGCAGTAGGAGCTTATAGGAGGAAAGATGAAACGTGCATCAGTTATTTCTATCTTGTGTGGTGCTCTTTTGGCAATCAGTGGTTGCTCTGCTGATCTTGCTTCGCTGCATCAGGCGGACGGGCCTGTTGCTTTGGTCGAAGCTCTCCAGAAAATCACGGTAGCCGACCTCGACGCGGCGACTGCGCGAGCTGTCGCTGGCGGCGATCAGATGGGTGCTCAGTGCTACCCGGTGCTCAAGAAGTATGTTGAGCAAGGCTTGCCGGGCGTGCAGAAGTTTGCCGGCTTTGTTGACGCTTTCGAGGCTGCTCGACTTGGCCGCAAGCAGTTTAGCTCAGGCGTGCCGGATGACCTTCGTATTGCGTGTGCACCCTTGCTTATGGACGAGCGCGAGTTTGGCTTGCGTGTGGCTGCGATGGCCGGCGCTGCTGGCGCGGCTGGTGGTAATCCGGTTGCCGCAGGCATCGTTAGCAAGGTGCTTCGTTAATGGAGTGGTGGAAGGCTAACGGAGACAAGATTCTCCGCACGATCATTCACGGCGGTTTGATGGCTGGCGCGATCTATATTGGCACTCATCCTGAGTTCGCCATGTATGCGCCGGTGCTTCAGTACTTCGGTAGCGCGATTGATTCCCCCAGAGGATAGATGCCCACACCTTACGAACAGCAAGAGCCTAGCGCCCCTCTCTCCGGGGTCGATCCTGTAGAGCTTAAAAACTACGCCACAAATGACAGCGTGGTTTCTGACATTAAGAAAAAGCTCTCTATCTGCCAGAAGGCTAGAGATAACCGCTCCTCGAAAGTTGAGCGGGACTGGGAACGCTACCGCGATGTTTATAACATGCGGCGCACGCAGTCTTACTATGACGGCAGAAGCAAGCTCTTTCTTGGCGTCCTGAAAGACGCTGTAGATACGCTTACGCGCATTGCGAAAGATAGCATTCTTGCTGACCCGTATATTTCTGTTGAAACAGATATACCACGGTGGAAAGAGGTAGGCGTACCGTTCTACCGCAGTCTGTTGGAAGATCAAGCCAACATTCGCGGCAAGATGAGCATGTTCTTGCGACAGCTCTACATTATCGGCACGTCTTGCTTCAAGTTTTCCTGGCGCGATGTTCCCCGGCAGATCAAATATCGTGAGGGCGACGATAGAGAAATCAAAACTCGCACGCAGTATGAGTGCTACGGTCCTAATCTTGAAGTTGTCGATATGTCCCACGTCTATGTGTGGCCTGAGACAGCTACAGACTACAACAGCCTGCGTATGGTGTGGGAAGACAGCACGACCAACTTTGACAAGCTGCGCGTTAAGGCTAAGCAGGGCTGGTACTCGTCAGAGGCGGTCGAGAGGGTTATTTCTAAGCGTGAGAAAGACCTAGAAGAGAAAAAGAAGTCCACTTCTCAAAAAGCTAAAGAGACAGGGCAGACCGACGACCTAGCAGACGATGAGTTAGACATAGTTGACTTGTGGGTGCGTTATCGCTTGCCTGAAGTTGACGACGCTACAGACGAAGACTGGGTATGGGTGACGTACTGCGGTGAGGAAATCTTGCGCGTGCAGGAAAATCCGTGGTGGTTTCAGACTCCGCCCTACCTCTTCGGCGCTATTTTCCGAGAGCATGACTACTTCTACGGGCACGGTACGGTAGAAGGTTTGGAAATGTGGCAGTACATGACCAACGATCTAGTCAATCAGACTATGGACGCTGGCACGTACTCGCTCAACCCTATCACCATCATTGATCCGAATCAGGTTGACGATCCTGACATGTACCAGTTTGAGCCAATGGCTAAGTGGCTCGCTGCTCCTGACGCGATTAAGTTTGAGCGCCCGCCTGCACAGATGAGTTTAGAGGGCCTGAATATGGTCAGGTTCCTCATCAACATCATGCAGGAGCATTCTAAGGCGAATGCGATTGTCTCCGGTGCTCCGCGCGAAGGTCTGGGGCGTGCCGTAGGCACGGCCACAGGTGTTTCTCAGCTAGCCGCCTCCGGTAACTCTGCGATCATTGACCAAGTTGAAGAGCTGGAGCCTCAAGTGCTCACGCCTTTGCTGAAGATGACCGAGACAGCCGCTCATCAATTCATGGATGCTAACGTAGCAATCCGCATGATGGGGCCTGATGGTGTGGTTGTCACGCAGGCAGTCATAGAGCCGCAGGATTTGAAGCTCTCTAATGACATTCGCTGGGTTGCCAGCACGCGCTTGCGGCAGAAATTGAGCAAGTCACAGCAGTTTCTCAACCTGCTTAACATCGCAATCGGGATTCCGCAGGACGTGCAGCGCTCGCAGGGCTTCAGAATCAAGTACAAAGAGCTTTTTGTGGACGCGGCTAACGGCCTTACGGACGATAACGCTGAGAAGTACGTCGAAGACCTCACGGTTAGCTTGCCGGGTATCCCCCCAGAGCTTGAAGAAGAGTTTACAAACGCAGGCAGGCCGATTGAGGCGGCAGTGGGTGAGACTATTCAGTACCATCTAGCCCATATACAAGCTCATATGGCCATGCCGATGCCGGGTAGCGAGCTTGCTAAGCTTCGTAAGATGGAGCTTATACGGTCGCATCAGTCTAGGATTGAAGATTTGCAGCAACAGCAACTCTTAGCAGCCCAGGAAGCACAAGAACAGACTAGCGGTGTTCCTGGTGGCACAAACAGAGGGCCTGTTGGCGGTGTTACGCCGCCTGTTCGTCCGCAAGAGGCCCCGCAGTACAACACTGAGGGGGCCGCTAGTCAAGGAATCCTCTCACAAGGTCAATAATGGTTAATATCAAAGACCTTACCGACGAAGAAGAGCTAGCTTTGCTTGAAGAGGGTATAAAAACTCGCTTTTGGGCTTATATAGCAGCTAAATCCACGCACTTATACTTCACTACTACTGGTGTAGTTCTTCAGCAGAAGTCAGAGCACAGAGAATGGCTGGCAGGCAAGGCTAGCGGGATAAAGACCGTTACAACCATGCCGGAAGAGCGCATTCGGTTGTTGAAAACCAAGATCAGTCAGAAAAAGAGTGAGTAAGCTAGCTTTGTGCTTAGCCGCCTGCGCGGTTTTGGTGTTCGGGCTAGGTAAGCTCGCTCTTATAGCAGTTTTAGCGGTTTATGTGCGCGGCTGTCTTAGATGACGGGCGGCTGTGAGGCTAACAGTTTAGCGCCGCGCTCCAGTTGCAATATACGTTTTAGGGTATTGTGCCAACTTATACGTTTACACGCATAAACCTTACAGTAAGTGTAAGGAATTTGTTTTTATTTCATCACGACCCCGCAAGTAGCCGCGTAGTAGCGGGGGTAGATGTAAAAGGAGGTTAATGTGGCAGACGATGCAGTAGAGATCGAAGGGCAAATTCAAGACACGCCTGACGATCAACCAACGGCGGAAAACGCGACTGAAGAAGTCGAAGCAGGTTCGCCTCCTGTGCAGCAAGAAGACTGGCAAGGCAAGTATCGGGAAACTGAAGCTAAGCTTATTCGCCAGGAAGAGCGCAGCCGTTATTTAGAAGAGAATAACCGGCTGTTTCAAGAGTACGCTAGGCAGCGCCAGACTCCTCAGCAGCAGGAGGTTTCACTATCTCCTGAGCTTTCAGAGCTGGACAAGACCCTTGACCCGCTGTTTTCTAAGCGGCTTAAGACACACCTAGATCCTCTCAATAACCATCTAGCTAGCGCCTTGGACGGCAACGATGCGTTGAAGTTTGAGATGTACCTGATGCGGAATCACCCCGACGTGCTGGACAGCGAAGACGGCATGAACAAGGTGTTCCAACAGGTGGAGCAAGTTAGACGGCAAGCTGCTGATGTTTACGGCAAGTACCTCTCTCGTGTAGATGCGTTTCTCTATGTCCAAGGACTAGAGGGCGTGCGCGAGAAGAGCAAAGCTCGACAAAGCAAAAAGCAGACGCAGGTTAAAGAGGAAGCGAAG